AAACGTGATGGTAAGTATGTTGAGGGTGCAGAACCAGGAATGATATTCAATTCTGTTTCTGGAGATTTATACGACGGAGTAAAAGGCATAGATGTAATTCCATGTTTTTACAAACTCGAATACATCGAATGGAAAGATAGAGGAGAAGGACCAGGTGCACCTGTTGCAATTTATGATTCTTCATCTGATATCATGTCTAAAACAAAAGCAGATGCAAGTTACAAAGATAGATTACCTAACGGTAATTATATTGAAAAGACTGCATCGCACTTTGTGATCATAACTGGAGACAGTCCATCGACTGCGTTGATCTCTATGAAATCTACTCAATTAAAAATTAGTAGAAAATGGAATTCAATGATGTCGGGCATAAAACTAAAAGGTAAAAACGGTTTATATACACCGGCATCTTTTAGCCACATTTACAAACTAAAGACTACCCAAATGTCTAATGATAAAGGCACATGGTTTGGTTGGGAAGTAAGTAAAGTTGGTCCTATTACTGACGCAAGTATCTATCAACAAGCTAAATCGTTTTCTGAAAGCATCTCTAAAGGTGCAGTGAAAGCGAAGCATGGTGAACAGAAACCAGCGGAAAGTAGCAGCATTATATAATCCCTACGGGGTATGTGCACAGCATGGGCCATAAGGGAGACTAAGTGGCCCATGTAGACAGGATAACTATGCAAGAATATATAAAAATATTTAATGGCTATAGACATGCGTATGGAATCGCAGATTGGACCAACGCAATTGTTGACCCAGAAAGCGGAAAGCAAAAACCTAATTACAGATGGACATACGAAGAATTTACAGACACAATTTATCAAGAACATTTAGAAGGTAAAGTATCTGTTGGTATACAACCTACTAATGAAAGTGGTGATGCTAGGTTTGGAGTAATAGATATAGATCCTAAAAAATATGAAAACTTTGATAAAAAATTTTATTTAGAAACAATTCAACAATACAAACTACCACTTATACCTATTGAATCTAAAAGCGGTGGACTACATTTATATTTATTTATGAATGAGTTTGTACAATCAACAATTATTGTATCATTCTTAAGCAACCTATTACCTTTGTTTAATCTTAAACCAGATACAGAAATATTTCCAAAGCAAACACAACTAACCAAGGATCCGGAAACAGGGATTATAAAACCAGGACAGTTTATTAATCTACCTTACTATGGTGGACAGCGTAGAGCTATTAACATTGATGGTACATTTTTTACATTAGAACAATTTATAAAAGTAGTAGATGCAAACATAACTACAACTGACGATTTAAAATCTTTGACAGAAGAGATGGAAAAACAATCTATGGAAGGTGTAGATGAAGATTTTTTAGAAGGACCACCTTGTCTTGCTTTGATATCTAAAATATCTAATCAAAATAATTTTGATGGCAAAGATAGATTTATGTATAATTATCATGTGTTTGTTAAAATGAAATACCCAGATACGTGGGAACAGAAAGTAAAAAATGCACCGGTAAAATATTTTGCAAGAGAACATGCAAACGCATGGGATGACAATAAACTAAAACAAAAAACAAGATCATGGAATAGATCGGAAAAAGGTTATACTTGTAATCAAAGTCCTCTTAGTGATTTTTGTAAGAAAGGTATTTGTGTAAAAAAGAAGTTTGGAATACTTGCAGGATCTAAAGGACAGTACCCTGTGTTAACAAACCTGAGAAAGATAGACATAGAACCAGATCCAGAATATGAATTTGATGTGACTAAACCAGATGGTATTGGTAAAGCAACAGTACATTGTAAAACAATCGAGCATGTAACAGACCAACGTAAACGTAGGAACTCAATAGCAAAGGCTGCAGGATTTCCACCACCAATTATAAAAGCACCAGAAGACCAAACAGTATTAGAAGCATTGTTTCAAACACAAAAAGTAATTAACCCTCCTGTAGGTACATCACCAAAAGAAAAACTACATGATGTATTACATGCAAAAATAAATGGACCTAAAGCTATGAACGATGCAGCATTTAAATCTGGAACTGTGTTGATAGAAGACGGCTATGCATACTTTAAGTTTGACAAATTTTACGACAAACTAAGATCTAAAAACTGGAAGCATGGTGAAGACAAAACAGGTGTAATGATGAAAACTAATTACAAAAAATGTGACATACAATTTTTAGAACAAAAAAGATATCCAACAAAAGAAAAAGGTAAATACAATACACCTACAAAAAATATTGTAATGATAAGTATAGAAGAGTTTGAAGACATAGAAATAAACCATACTAAAATAAAACATAACACGGAGATAATGTGATTAGAAAAATATTGGGTCCTCCTGGTACAGGTAAAACAACCAAACTTATTAAGTATGTAAAAACATTTGTTAAACTAGGTACACCTATTGATAAGATAGGTTATTTTGCATTTACAACTAAAGCTGCTAACGAAGCTATTGACAGAATGTTAGATGCATACCCAAAACTACAAAGAAAAGATTTAAAATATTTTAGAACATTACATTCATTAGCATTTACACAACTAGGTATGAAAAAAGCTCAAGTAATGCAGGACGAACACTACGAAGACATAGGCAGAAAACTAGGTATAGAGGTTACAGTTTATTCTAATGGAGAAGAAAAAACAGGTTTTGTAGATTCTAATAGTGAATACTTTAACATTATTAATGCAGCAAGGATTAAGAACGTATCTATTGAGGAAGAATATAATACAGATATGTATTCAGAAGACATAGACAAGCATCAGTTACAAATTTTAAAAGATGAAGTAGATAACTATAAGCAGGCATATAGCCTGGTAGATTTTACAGACATGATTGAAAGATTTAATGTGGCAGAATTGTGTCCGAAATATGATGTAATATTCGTTGATGAAGCGCAGGATTTATCGCCAATACAGTGGAAAATGTACGATATACTTAAGAAAAACTCTAAATATGTTATACTAGCTGGTGATGATGATCAAGCTATTTATGGCTGGGCTGGTGCAGATGTTAAAAGATTTCAAGATGAACCGGCTAAGGACATAATCTTGCCACAATCTTACAGGGTACCGATGAGGGTACAACATATAGCCCATCAAATTTTAAGTAGAATACCAGATGACCGTAAAATTCAAAAACTATGGGCACCGCGTCCGGAAGCAGGGACCGCGAATCATATAACTTCAATTGAAGATGCACCATTGCATGATGGTGATTGGCTAGTACTTGCAAGAACAAATGATAAACTAACAAAATTAAAACCAATATTAAAAGATATGGCTATTTACTTTGAAATAAAAGGTAGAAAGAGTTATAAGACAAGATTGTATAAATCGATACAGGACTACACTCGCTGGACTAATGGAGACAAACTATCTTTGTCTGAGATAAAAGATCTATTTGAATTTTTAGAAGAAGAAGCACCTAAAGAAGAAAGAATGTATGATTTATTTGAATGGGGTTATTCAAAAACACAACGTTGGTTTGATGTTTTTAAAACAGATCCGGAAGAAAGTTTGTACATTAGAGAAATGTTAAGATTAAATGAAGAGTTATCTAAACCTGCAAGAGTAAAACTATCTACAATACACGCAGCAAAAGGTGGAGAAGCTACAAATGTTTTATTAATTTTAGACAACACAAAAAAAATAAGAGACGCGATAGAAAGAAGTGAAGATAAGTACGACGAAGAACAAAGGGTTTGGTATGTGGGTGTAACACGTACAAAACAAAATCTATATATATTAACAGCTAAATATGAGGACAAAGGTTATGACATCGAAAGTTTGGGATAAACAACACGGAGGGTCACATTATCAAAAATACAAAATTCAACCAAGCAAGTTTGTAGTTGAGAATGAGTTGTTATATCCAGAAGGTTGTGCTATAAAATACATAATACGACATCGCGATAAAGGAAAGAAACAAGACTTGGAAAAAGCAATACACTTTATAGAAATGATAATCGAAAGGGACTATGGAACCAAATAATCATATACCTCACTACATGGGGTTGTTCACATGTTTAT